GAAGTTGTTACCACTGGAGAACCACTTGCAAAAGGTTCTGCAAAGTATGTACTATTTGAAATATCTCCACCAAAGTTTAATTCTAATTTACCAAAAGAACCAGTAGTTTGTACTAAATCTAAAGTCCACTCACTACCACTTATTAAAGTATAAATTGGTGATGGTAATTCATTTGGTAATATTCTAAATTCAATACAATTAGGATAATCAACATTATTTATTTCATGCCACGGAACTTTAATATTCGAACTACCATTTCCATTTAAATCTCCTTTTAAATAAAATGCAGCAGTTCTATCATCAAAAGTAAATTTACTAGTACCACCTTGTGTTGGGTCTTGCGGTCCTCCAAATTCCATTATTGTTAACATAGATTGTGGAACACCATAACACGCCATAATAGCTTTCATAGCTCTCGCAGTACCTTTGTGTTTTAACAAATAAGGTAAGTTGTTTAATATCCTTCTCCAAACTTCATCATTAGCTTCAGATAATGGCATTCCATATTTTTGGAATCCATCTTTTGTTTTACCAAATGCGTATTCCCATAAGAACGGTGAATTAAAAGCGTTTTTAGGATTCCAACCAAATGATTGAAGCATTTGAGAAACCAATGTATTTGATAAACCACTAATTTGTTTATGTTCTAATACTTTATTATTATCTAATGCTTTAACATATGCCCATACAATATCAAAGTGTTGACCAATCATATCTAAGAAAACTATAAAATCATTATTATTATAATCTTCTCTAATAAATTCAGGTATATTATTTACTAAATAATTGGGATTGTATTTATCATAATTTGCCCCTTCATCAATTAATGCGTTATACCATGCGGTAACACTTGCGTGCGTTGTATCTCTTAAAATAAGTGTTCCTAATCCTGTAATTGGATGTACATATAATACTTTTGGATATGCTAAATTGTTATTTGATTTATATAAAAAGTTTTCAAATCCATCAAAATTTCTTAAAATACCATTTATTGTATTTAATACTTTTTTAGCTTCGCCAGCTTGGTTTACACCACTTGATTGTGCAATTTCCCATTGAACATCAAATAGACCATCTTCAGTTATTACTTGAAATCCGTTTTCTGTTAAAATACCACCATTGTAACCATCATACGGTGGGATAAACGTTGTTGCTATTAATGCCTCATACTTTGCTTTGTAAGTTTCTAATAATTTTACTTTGTAAAAGAAATTAGCCGCTCTTTCTTCTGCCGAACCAAAGTGTGAAAAGGCTTTAAACGTATAATCTGACCCGCTTACATATTGTAAATTTAATTTAGTAGTATTAACATTTGTTCCTTCTAAATAATTGTTAACTATATCATTTGAAGTTATTGAACCACTTGCAATTAAATCATCTAATATTTGGTAAGCAACTCCATTATTTTCTTCTAATGAAAAATTAGGACCTTTTAATGGAGGACAAAAACTTGCATTTTCACCAGATATGTTTATTGTTTCTATAATTGGGTCTGACTGTAATTTAGAAATCCATACCTGTTGGTTTGGTTGAATTGCAGTTGATAATGGCTCATATAATTTTAAAATCAAAGAACCCTCACTACCCAACCAAGTTGTAATTAATTTATTATCGTTTGGTAAATGTAATAAGTGATTTAAATATTTAGATGACTCATCTACTAAAGATGCGGTATTTAATTGTGATATAAACCCATCGAGTAATCTATTAATTACTACATTTCTTGGTATTGTTAATTCACTTTTATCAAATTGTATTGTAATAAATTCTTCTTTACCAACAACAACTTCGTTTCCTTGTTCATTGTATGGTACTAATTTTAATATCAATGATATTAAACCATCACTTTCGGTATATTGTGCGCCAGACGAATTAAGTAATTGTTGATAATTTAATGTTACATTTCCTGCAGCTGTAGCTTGTGTGTGTTGAGAACTTCCTAATACAGATATTCTTACATAATCAGTACTTACTGATTCATAACTAATTTTAAAATTTACATTTGTACCTACATAATCTGGACCCTTTATTAATGTTGGGTAATTTATATTTCTAATATCCGGTACACCAACATAAGTTTCAGATACTACATTTAATATCAATTCAATTGGTTCTCCATCGTTACCATCACTGGTAAATGGTATTATAATTATTCTGTAGTTACCTACTATTCCTAATTTGTTTTGTGGTATAGCAATTAGTGCAGATTCACCGTTCTCTAATTCTGAATATGTAATTTCTTCGTTTGCAAACTTAACTCTTACTCCACTCGTAAACGTATTTTTATAAATTCCGATTAACGTATCAATTCCAGAATTTATATTATGTTTTCTGTTTACATCCGGATTGACAAAACTTATAGAGGCTACATCCGTTGATATTGCTGATATAGTTTCCGTTTCAATATCAACTAAATATGCTTTATCGATTGTTATCTTAGTTTTAACTGATTCCGTATCGGTTACTGCTAATAAAGTTTGACTTGTATAACCATCGGCTGATACTGATATTTTTGTTATTCTCGATATAGTTTGTTTTCCTATACGAACTTTGGCTGGTTTATCACTTTGTATTGTAACAATTTTACCTAACAATGTTGTTATGGTATTGATGCCTGATTTAAGTTTAACTACTTCTTCATTTCCATCTACATTATCAATAAGTAATTCGGCACTATTATCTACGCCAGTTAACGAAACCGTCAATGTTTGTATATTGCCTAAATTATCATCATCCGAAGTGCCACCTTTTTGTAAAATAAATGTAAACTCGTCCGGAACTGAAATCGTTTCCGTTTGCAGAATATCATTTATATAATGTATTGTTTTAAATTGATAAAAATTAGTATTTCCATAATCTGGATCGTTTTCATTTATTGTTGGTAAAAATTCAAATTTAGATAATCCTATAATTTTTAAATTATTTGTTTTTCCTTCTTCCGAAAAAGGAATTGCCCTATATGTTGAGTTATCAGCATACTCCGGGTTTGGTACTAATGTTATAACGTATTTTTCAGTACTGTTTTGGTAACCATTTCCAACTACTTTAATGATATAATCTCCATTAGTAAAAATATCTCTTGCAGATAATTTAAGTTCACTTGGGCTTACTAATCCGGATGGTTGCTCATTTATATAAATTGATGCTTGTATTTTTTCACCAGAATATGTTTTCGAAACAATATCACCAAGTACACAATTTATTTGTAATTTTCCTGAGAAATTGCTTAAAGGTGTATTTGGTTTATCGGTAATATAGACTATAACAGGAGGAGTTCCACCGCCGCCGCCAGTTCCACCACCGCCGCCGCCAGTTCCACCACCACCTAAACCGTCATCGCTTAATATTTCTTCTACTGCTATCATCTATTATACAATTGTATTTGTTTATATTTTATTTTTGTGCTTTACCTTGTCCTCCATCGGCAACAGGACCGTTTCTAGGACCATCTGGATTAGTGAACCCACCACCTTCGGGTTCACTGCCGCCTCCTCCGCCACCAGAACCGCCACCAGAACCATCACTACCACTTTGACCATCAGGTGTACTATATCCACATTGTGTCGAATTGGCTATGATTAAGGCCGTATATTCCCCACCATTACCATCTGCATATTTACCAAATAAATCAAACCCTTCACAAAATTCTGAAAGAAGTGTTCCTTTTGTTGGAAACGGTTTTTCTTTTGCTATTATCTTTTTTAATTCTAATTCTTTAGTACTTTCTACAAATGTTTTTGTTTTCTTTCTATTTAAAACAGGATCCGAAGTATCTACTACTAAATCACTTTCTTTAGTTTGTAATATTTGCCCAACTTCATCAAAACTTTCATCTATTCCCTCATCAAATTCTGCAGTGGATATTAAATCTTGTTTTGGTAAATAAAAATTAATTACATTTGTAATTAATCTCTGACACATTTCTACAATAGTATTGGATGATAAAGTTAGTGGAGTTTTTGTTTGTTTACGTTTACCGTAATTTACATCATTGATATCGGATATTCTATTAGTGAGTTCATAAGATGCGGCTTCTCTAAATTTTGTATTAATTCTATTAGTAAATTCATCAAAGTTTTTTATTTTAAATTCGCCACTCATTTTACTAATCCAATTTTCACCATATTTTGTTTTTAAATATGTACCAATTACATTTGAATCTATTTGTTCAATCACTTTGAAAGCCTCAATTATCGTATCATCTCTAAAGTCTTTATTAGATACAAATAATGCGAATCTTTCTTCTAATTCTGGATATTTTACTTTTGCATTTTTAATAGGAAATAATCTTACTTCCGTTCTAGATGGTGATATTTCAGAAATCCATAATTTATCTTCTTCCGAATCAGAACCAACTCTTTTATTAATTAGTGTAACTTGTGTTTTAAAAATACCATTATCATATCCAGCTTCCCTTAGTAATCTTTCCGCATCTATAAAATATTCATTTGGAAATTGAAATTTTTGAAGAACCGTACCTTCTGCTATTAAAATATAGTCACTTATGTTACTACTTGTCAATGGTACATATCTAACGGTTTTCCCATTTACAGCTTTTTGTGGCAACTGATTATCATTTGAATCATATACAATAAATTCAATTGCATCAGAATCACCCAGTCCAAAAAATGATTGCAGATTTCCTTCTTCAAATATTTTTCTATCATCTGAACTAACTCTGTACCCTTTATTGTTTATAATATCTTTAAACGTTTTTATCGCCATTTTTATATATGTTTATCTTACCTATTATGGTTCAAATTTACTTCCTCTCATTTTTTGTATAGAAGTGGTGAATGTTATGCTTCCTTTTGGTGATGTTATTAAGAGATTACCAGTGTATTCCCTATCTCTACTCGTACCACCCGCGCTAGGTTTGAAACCATCTACTTCTTTTGCAATTGTTGTAGGTTTTATCACCTTTTCTTCACCTGCCGCTAAAACCAAATCTGGTATTTTAGCAAATGCTCTTGCGGTATCTCCTCCAAACTTAAATACCACCGTAACTTTATCTTTTGTAAAGTTTTGTAATTTAATATCAGGACCATTTATAAAGCTACCATTACCATCTGCTCTAGCTTGTGCTCGATATGTTAAATCATTATATTTTGTGTCAGGTTTTGATAAAACTTTTGCTGAAAAATCATCCGTTACACTAGCTCCCTCCGCTATTTTAGCTTCTTTACCAAAAAGAGTATCTCTCAATATAGTTAATTCTTGTTCTAATGCTTGATTTCTTGCAAATAAAGAAACTCTTTGGATTGCTTCCGCTACTCCTTTTTGTATAGAGTTTTGTAATTCGGTTATTGTGCTTGTAATTTTTGTTGTTATCTGTTGAGTCTGATTTTGTGATGCTGCTACATTTAAATTTTGTAAATCTACATCAACTCTTAAACTCTCAGATACTATTTCTACATCTTGTACTTTAGCTCTTAATTCAAAAACCAAAGTAGTAAGGTCTATAACCTGCTCTGTCAAATCAATTACAGATTGAGTTACTTCGTTATATATTGGTCTTGGAACTCTATCATCAAATGGAGGCGCTTCTGGTGGAAGTAATTCAAATATTACAGTATCAACGGATTTTACTAACTCAGTTTCATTATACTTTGGTCTTGTTAATTGTCCAGATATAACACCATCAGTCCTATTCTCTTGGACAAATGAGTACACACCAAATTCATTTCTAGAAATGATAGGTGAACTAGAACCACTTATTAAAAGTTCACTTATTAATGTTTCATTTTGTAATCCTGTTTTTGCCATTTTAATTTTTTACAATTCTAAATGTTATATCATTATCAAAATATTGAGTATTACCATCAATAGTTACTTTAAATTCTATTTTATATGTTCTATCCGCTTCCCAATTTGAAAGATTTAAATTTATATAATTTCCGTTTGAATCACAACTAATTTTAGAAAAATTAGAAAAAGGAATTATAATATCATTTGATTGAGCATCTTTTATTTGATAATACGAAGTTGTTGGAAGATATTTAGAAGTATTGTATGCGAATGAATTGACAAATGTTTTTACAGGATATAATTCTCTACCAAATATTCTAATTTTAGGAGTAGTTCCTACTTTTATTTCTGTTTTTAAATTAGTAACTCCAACTTTAATATCTTCCGCTACTAATGGAATTAATGAACCAGTTATAAATGATTGGTCATCCCAACCTATTCTAATTTTTGGTTGATATATAGTATTTGTTTCTTTACTAAATAATTTTATTGCACCATAATCTTGCGTATCAACTTCTTTATTAAATGCGTGTCTTAATATAATACCATCGTTGGGTATAGAACCACTCATCCAACTTTTTAATAAAGATTTTACATTCATATCAATATCGGCAGTTTGATAGCTAAATGATTGTGATGCTTCGTATTGGGTCCACCAAGTACCGCCTCCACCATTATTTTGGCTTGCTGATGTGAATGAATTAAAATTATTTTCTAACCAATCTAACTTAGAATCCCCTTCTCTATAATTCCAAGTTACACCCTGTGTTGATATATTATCAAATCGAGTACCGATACCCATTTCCCAACTTCCTGATATTGGGTTTGCAAAAATTGTATATTCTAACGGAATTTCTTCTGTTTTTGTTTCTTTTAAAATAAGGGTTGCTTCATCTAATTGTATTGTACTATTAGATATCGATGCCGATATATAGCCTAATTCAAATTTTAGCAATGCATGAGATATATCTTTTACATTACCATAATATAATTTGCTTATTTCTAATATCTCATCCAAACCTGTATTTTGGTTTGGTTGTTGAAGATAGACCGTTGCATCTTTTGATGCTGTTAATAAATAGTATGCCATTATCTTACTCTGCCTTTTATGTCCCCACTAGGAAACTTAATTTCAAAAACTGAAGGGTCTAATGATGGATATACAATTTTATCTTTAGTTGCCGCTTCGATATTATACGAATTTGGTGAATATCTACCACCACACTTATTTGTAACTTTCACAGATGGAACAGATGAAACCCCTTCTACATTTGCCAGTAACAATTCAATTTCATTTAAATTAATAGTTTGATTAAACTGCCAATTATCTATACTAAAGAAATCTTTTACTTCGTTTATACATTTTGTTAATATTTCATTTTTATTATAATTTGGATATGTTATAATTTCAAATTCTAAACCAATATTAATTACAAATCCATCATTCATATTTATACCATCCGTTAACATTCGGTATTCGTTAATATATGTTTTAAGATTTTCTTTTACCGCTCTATTTAAATTTGTCAAATTACCATTTATATCATATCCTAATAAATACAAGTTAATAGCAAACGGATTATTTTTTTCATTTTCGTTTGAAGTTTTACCAATTAAAAAGCTAGTAATTTGTTGTTTTATATCTTGCTCAGTTGGTTCTAAATCATCTGGTTTGTTTACAAAATCTAATACTAAATCAGTAAATTCTTGTAAATTGTTTGGTGATGCTAATATGGAAGAAGGTGAGTTGTTATCTAATGTTCCATCCGCAACAGCATATGCTTTTGCTATAGCTCCATATTTTGATGGCATTGATAATACTCGGATTTGATAATCTTTTGCAGTTACTGCTCTATTTTGAGCTCCAAAATTTGCTAATGCATTTTGTCTAATTTCTTCTAAAGTTTCACCACCTCTACCACCAACCGCAGGTACATCGTTATCAACTGCTAATGAATTTTTTGCAGAATTATAAAGTGAAAGTTGGGCCCTTGTAAAAGAACTTAAACTTTCTTCAAATTCAACCCCATTAATTCTTGTTAATTCTCCTGCTGCAACGTTTGAACTAATACCTCCACCTGTATAATATTTTACAGTCATTGTTGTATTAGATGGAGAAGTACCATACGTTTTTGTTTTTAAAAAATTAGTTGGGTCAAATGATTCATCCAATCTTTTAATAGAATTTGGTAATCCCAATCCTACGTTTTTAAGATTTGGAATTAATTGTTCATCGGATGCTGTTGGGTCTCCTGCACCAAATTCAATTGTTATTGTACTATCTTGGTTTACTCTAGTTGTAAATCGTTTTGGTGTTTTTATTGTTTTTAAAACATATGGTACAGTTGATTTAAACTGATATAGGTCTGAATCGTTAGCTTCGGTATTTGGATAATCAATGAATATCATTTCTTGTCCTAAATACGGTACTTCATACCATTTATTATTATTAGAATCTCTGCAATCATATATCTCAATCACATTTGTTTCTGGCAAATCAATTGTTCTAAAATTTTCATAAGTTCCAAAGGTTACTTCTTTTTGATTTTGTACGGCTGATATTGCTTGTACATATTTTTTTATTAAATAAAATGTAGGCTCACCTGTAAGTACATCTCTTTGATATATGGTTGTCTCTCTATCAATTTCATTTGAAAAATCCACCATATCAGTTGTTATAAATTGAACGGTACCCGCTTGGTTTGCTACAATCATCCCTTCTCTTACTTTTAAGTAAAAAGTATCATCTGGTCTATTACTAACACTAATCCCAATAGATGGTACTAATTGATAAACCGATAATGTTGTTACTGCCGGAGATGTGATTTTTGGTTTATAACCTAAATATTGTGCAAGAGCTATAATACTTTGAATATCTTCCGCGTAAGGCATTAAAGATTCTTTCAATGTATCATCGGTATAATATGCTAAAACATCACCTACATACGATGCCATTTCAATGAAAAGCATACCAGGAGATGATTCGTTAAAATCACCATAGGTCTTTGGAAAATAATTTTTTGTAAAATCAATAAGATTTGCTCTAAATGCTGCAAAGTCTTTATTAAGATATTTTATATCCTTTCCTTTATTTTTAAAATTCTTATTTATTGTTGTTATAGCCATTATGTTTGTACATTAAAAGTTACCGTATCTAATACCTGTGTATCTGATACTCTAAATGAAACTGATACTTCAACCTTATTATTATCTTTAAATTCGTTTGATTGCTGAATATTAATAGTTTCCACATTTACATATGGTAACCATTTAGAAAGTGTATCAACGATAGTATTTTCTAAGTTATCAGCAAACATTTCATCATTCATATTAAATAATAATTCTTGAATACCACTCCCAAATTCAGGCTGCATTAATCTTTCAAATCGTTTTGTAAGTAATAAATTTTTAATATTACTTTTAACCTGGTCAGCAGTTATAAAACTTTGATTAAACGCAGTGTTTCCTATTTGAATAGGTAATGTTATACCTATTGCATAGTCTTCAAACTGCTTTGAATCGATTACTAACTTTTTACCAAGTATTACTGCCATTATTATTTTTTAAATCTTTTTACAAGTTCCGAATAATCTCTATTCAAAGCTTTATCTATTTCAGCTACTCCGGTATTTACACCCAATCCAGTTGGAGAAGGTCCTTTTGTCATATCACCATATCCCATTTTTTCAGCCAATGCAGTTTTACCTACAATTGAACCCATATCACCTTGTCCAAAATTCATTGTTCTAAACCCACCATCACCTTGTGGGATACCACCTCTAGTTTCGTTTAGAATTTGGTTAATCATTGGGTTTTTACTAAATTTTTTTTGTTCTACTTTTTCTTTAACTGATTCTATAATAGTATCATCTTCTAAAATAGCTTTAGCCATTGATAATCCAATTGGCTGTGGTTTAGCAGTTTGTTTTCCTTCTGCTATTAGTTTTTTTACTTCAGCTCTTACAGTTTCCTTAATTAATGCAGGCAATTGCTCTTTAAGCTCCTCTTTAATAAGAATCTGAATAGCTTTTAATAGTTTGTCCGTATCCATACTTTATTATTTGTTATGTTTATAAATATTTGAATTGATTATTTTAATAATTAGCTCCAAAGTGTAGGGTCTTTTTGTAATTCTGTCCAATATTTTGTGAATTTTTTTATTCTATCATCTAATCCATTGTATCCACCATTTATTTTTTTAGTAACCAATTTAATACTTGTTGTAGTGCTATCCTTACAACGGTTTACTAAGCTGTTAGTTTTCCAAAACATACACGCCGTATCTGCAAAATATTGCGTTGCAACACTATCTGGGTTTCCTTCAAAATCGGCCCCAGCAATACGCCCAAACTTTCTATAATTTGCTCTACCCGTTAATTGAATATACCCTCTACCTCTAAATTTATATCCATCACCTTTTTGCAAATTTCCCAAATCATCCCTACCTTCATATCCTGATTGAGCAGCTGTTGGTCCCCATATTTCTTGTTTGTATCTAAATCCACCCGATTCATGTTCACATTGTGCCAAAAAGTGTGCTCTTTCTATGTTAGTAGTACAAATTTTATATTTTATCATAGCCGCAACCAATTCATTTGGTACTTTAACATTAGTTTTATAGTTTGGTTGAGGTGGAACATCATTTTTTGGTTTATCTTCTTCGGATAATGGTGGGTCTGGTTCGTTCTTCGCTTCTTCTAATAGTTGGTATTCTACTTGCTCTATTTCAATAGTTGGAGGTGGTGGTGCTTCGAATGTTACTTCAAATCCCGCCGCAGTTGCTTCATTTATATCATTTCCTTGAAGTGTCGCGGTATCGGAAGCAAATTGTTGAGCTTCATTAAATACTATTTCTTGTGGAGCAACTCCTAATGCTCCACCACCTGCAGTTGCCGGTTGAACTTGATATCCCGACCAAGGTAATACTCCTGGTGCCGGCGTTCCCAGTGGTGGGTATAATGAAATTGTATTAACTATCCCAGTAACAGTAGATAAATGTGCGGTTGCGTAATTAATAAAATCATCAATTATTAATGTTGTATTATTATTTGGTGGTATTACTGACATTTTATGCTGGTTTGGTTTTAACGGATTCTACGGCAGCTATACCATTATCATTTAATCTCCATAATGCTGCTGAAGATTTTAGACACCCACTGGTATGAATTCTATTCTGTGAAAAATCACTTACCCATTTAAATCCTGTCCAAACTTGAATATGACCATAGTCTTTGGCTTCATAACCATTTACCAAAATATCCCCAATTTGCCATTGTGTTGAATCGGCTACAAACGTATCGAAATCAATACGCGCTTTATTATTATAATAGGTCTTACCACCAATGGCTATAGCAAAACTACTTCTACCGCCGCCAGTAGATGGGTCTTTAAATGAAAACCAATCGGCATTACCTGATATTTTACCTAATCCAGTTATACCCGTTAATGCAACTACAACCGCTTGAGTTCCTTGTGGACATAATCCATGAACACCTTTAATATAATTACTTCTTAAATTTTTATATTTAACTCTTTCATTTTTACCCAACTTCGGTGCCCATGCACCAGCAATTTTTAATAACTCATCAAGCGTTTTATAACCACTACTTATTAATTTTTTTTGTTCTTCCTTTTCTTCTTCGGTTTTTGGCTCAGTATTTAGGATTTTTTGTTCGTATAATGCGGTATCAATTGTTTCGGCTACTACGTTATCCATTTCTAGTACAACGGGATACGTGTCAGTATTACCATATTCAACTAATGGCTCGGTTTGTAGTTGTATTTCAATTTGTTCAAGATTAGGTGCAATAATTTCTTGCACCAACGGGTCATTCTTATCCAATGGAACTTGGCTCCAATCCAATTGTTCATAAGGATTTGGTAGTGAAGGAGCAGATACAGCCGGTGCCCATACGCCTGCATTTGTAACTAAATTTGAAGTAACTCCAATGTTACTCGTTGAACCGGGTGCTGGTATTAATGGTATTGGAAATGCACTTAATTGAGCACCTTGCCAATATGCTATAACTCCCTTTCCCATTTCTCCAACCAAATCATATGGAGTATTTGATGACTGTCCTTTTAATAAAGCAGCTTTAAATAATTGCTGCATAATTTCGGTATTACCTTTACTAATTGGAACTCTATTTATAACATCCCCACCTCGCTTCATACACATATCATATTCATCCGCATACAATTTTGCAACGGTATCAATATCTTGAATCGAATCTGGAGCGTTTGCTCTACTTAAAATATTTTGTTTAAAAATTTGCCAAGACATATTAAGAAGTTTGATTTAATCTACTCAATATATTATTTAATTTTGATTTTATAGAACCAAATTGAGAAATGTTAGTAGGGCCTACTGCCGATGGACCAGATGGTGTTAAATAAGTTTGTTGAGTAATAGCATCAATCAATTCCGCTAATATATCAACTAGTTGCTGTCCTTTTACCATAGGCTCTAATGCCTCACTTCCTAAAAATATAGCACCTTTACCAGTAACCATATTAATATCTTTATCATTTGTAACAATATGAATATCATCTCCCACACTTATATCAATACCTAACTTATTATCAATTGACATTGCACCATCAGAAATGAATCCATAATTCTTTTTTGAATAGAATAACATTTCTGAACTTTTCGCTGAAAGTATTATTCTTCCCGAATTTATTAATATTTGGTCACCAATTAATTTAGATGGATATTCGCCAAATGAATCGGGTTTAGTTCCAAAGTTTGTTTTACCCTTATCATCAATTACTCCTGGAACAAATGGCAATTGATATTGTCCAGAAGTTAATGCTATTATACTACCATCTCTATTAATATCTTCCTCTGTACTTAACTCTGGTGCCTTTTTTCCACTTTCTGCATTTTCTCCATTTCTTAAAATTATTGTTGGTGAGAATTTATTTCCAACATTATTAAATCCTGAAAACCGTATGGATTGTCCAAATCTAGTTTCAATTAAAGAATCACCTTCATATAATTTTAATCTATGAATATTTTCTTGCGTATCATAGTATTTTCCATAACTACCTTCTGCATTTGCACCTTCCGCATTTGTTTTAGTTATTCCCGTTTCCGATACTTCTTTGTAAGAACCTACAGTTTGTTCTTTATCTTGTTTTGGTACAATTACTTTTTGAAGTGCGTTTTTAAAAGCACTTTTTGTTGGATTTTCATCTAATCCAATTCTTCTATAATAAAAAGAACCCGCCTGCCCTTCATATATTTCAACAAGTTCACCAACAATTGGAATATTTTTGAAATTTTTATCAAATGGGTGTGCGATAGTTCGTGATGCTGGATCTGTATCCAGAACACCATCATCCGAAGTTTTAAAGTGTATAGAACCAATTGGTTGTGCACCTATTTTTTTAGCTTTGGCATACTCTGCATTTTCATCAAGTAATACCTCAAGTACCCATCCTACTTTTTTAGAAGATGCTTCTGGTCTTGATGATAGATTATTAGAGGATTGTACTCTAGCATTTGATAATCCCATATTACTTTATTTTCTTTTTTAAATCTTCTAATTCAAATTCCAAAGTATCCACTCTCTCCACTTCTTGTTTAGTTTCTTCCAATTCTTGAAGTAATTGATTTTTTTCAAATTCAGATAAAAAACCATCTTGTCCTTCAGTTTTCTTTTCCGCTGCTATAATTCTGGTTGCTATTGTTGCCAACTTAACCAATTGGTCATCGTTCTTTACGGAACTATCAATTAGTGAAGATAATATAGGACCTATACTTGCCACATCACCAGCATGTCTAATCATCTTTTTAAGTTCTTCTATTAAAGTAGATATTTTTGCTTTTTTGGATAATTGATTGTTATATATATCCTCAAATAGAGAACTTAGATTCTTTCCTTTAAATAATTCGAATTCTGTTGACATATTAATATATTTACATTTTGTATGTATATAAATATGATTCTATTAAAATGTTGAAATTAAACTGGGATTACTTCAATTGTAATCTTTGGTTGATATCCTTCAGGTAGTTTCCTATTAATACCTTTGAATTCGTCTACCTTACCTTTAAAGTAAGTTATTTGTAATATTCTATCCGTTAGATTCATTACAGTTTGAGATGATGTAGACATTTCTTCCGTATCTCTTTTCATATTAAGTGCCGGCTTCTTTGGAAAATATTCCTTTCTCATAGCCTGTGCTATTTCTTTCCAATCTTCTACTTTATCAACTGATTTCTCTGCTGATATCTTTCTCAATTTTGAACTTAGATATTTCTCACCGCTTGTATATCCAGCATCGGTGAACATATGTCCGTGATTTGTACGAACAACAGGTGATTCGGAGTTTTGAAGTTTAACATCCGGCTTATGCTTTGATGTAGTTTCAATACTAACCATATGTTTTGGAGATGATACAAATGTATGACCTTTAAGAGATAATCCACTCTTGCCCTTATATGATAGTGCAGCTCTTACTGCATCCATTAGAGTAGGTTGCTTAATGATGTTTCTCATCTTATCACCATCAGGACCTGGCTTCCCACCCTTCTTTACAATCTTATGTTCGGCTTCATCGTGTCCAACTAATAGTGCTGAGTTTACAACACCGATTCCGTTTTCGTTTAAGCCTTCACTCCAATCCGTTACTAAATCGTGCAGATATGCAACTTCCACACCATCAATGATAGTATGTACAATTTCCAAAGAAGGATTATAAGCTCTATCTCTATTCTTAGCTAATATAAACTTATCATTTATTTCTTTAGATACGATTATGCACTCTTTAAGTTTCATTTCTTATTGGATGTATGCGTTCAATTCATATGAGTTTCTCATACCGTAAACTTGAATTTGAAGTTTTTTTCTTTGAACCTTACCATCTTTAGATAATTCAATACTAAATTTATTAGTCTTGCCTTCCGATGGTTTTCTAGGACCCATTCCTATTTTTGTAAACGCATCATCATTATTTATTTCATATCCTTTTTTCTCCGCATATGCTCTAGCTGCTTCAATAGCCGATGTATATGATTTATGATATACTTCGTAATCCGATTTTGCTTCCGTTACCGATTCTTTTACAAATTTTCCATCTTTATCTGATAAACTCTCATCCATATGTTCTAAACCATATTTCATAATAGTTTTATCATCCAACATCTTACCATTAAGAGTAAACATACGTTTACCTTTATAATAAACTGACCAATTACCTTGTGGGGTTGCATCGACAGTAATATTTTTTAAATCCTTTATACTTCTATCATTAACTTGAATAGCATCTAAGAATTTTTCTGCTTTAGGGTCTAACGCTTCGTTTACCGATTCATTTGTTGATACAAATAATCTTATTGAAAAAATTATATCATTACCTATATTCAAATTTCTTACTTTATGTTTTTCCAAATCGTAAGCCGGATTGAGTACAGTTGCTTTTGCAATTACACCATCTTTAACAAAGTGTGGTTGTAATCCAGAATAGTTATCATCTCTAAACATAAAAACATCTTTAGGAGAATCCTTTGATATTTTAATTATTTTCTTCAAACCTTCTTTACCCATAAAACATCCACCTTCACATTTAGTACCACCATAAGTTTTACCTTTTTGTAATGTTACCTCATTTATCGATTGCGGTTCTTTGTTTAATATTTTCTTTAAACTTATCATCTTATTTCTTTACTTTAATTTTCCAATATGTACCAAACCCAACATACGGTGAGAATGAACCATTAGTTCCATCGATAGTTCTATTGTTTACGCCTAAGTTAAATTGATAAATTTTATCTTTTTTGGTCTTAAGGATTAAACCGGCTCCAACTGCAGAAACATAATCTTCTTTATTGAATCCAGCATTCAAACCATAATACAATTGAGTTTTTGCAGGCTCTTTAACAATCATAGTTTCTTTGATAGTTCTTTGTTTAACACTTGCGTTGAAAGTTCTACCTAAGATTTTGTTTTGTGAGATGGTATCTATTACCGATACCGTTCCTAATGAATCAGGTAAAACTAATGTATCTTTATATAGTACCTTTGAGTAATAATCTTTTAATAATGCTAAAGTATCAATGATTGCTGGAATAATTACTTCTTTCTCAACAATTGTTTCGTGATAGATATCTTCACCCTTCTTAGTTACTATTTTAGTCTTTACAATATCAACGGTATCGATATCATGTTTGATGATTTCATATTTTTTACCTTCAATACGAATAGTTCTTCCACCTGGCATTACTCCACCTGGATTAAACCATTGTAAAAGAATGTAAATAACCAATGCCGCAATAGCAATATTTCTAAAGTTCAACAATTTTTTCATAATATATTATTTTATGTGTATAAATATTGATTTATTCTAAAATACTAACTTTGACCCAATTTGTATGTTATTTAACAAAGAAAAACTATCTCCAAAAGACATTGCCGCTTTATAAGATGCAGAAAATCCAAATCTTTTACTTATTTTGTAATCATATCCTAATCCCACCATTGCTCCAGGCGTTCTATTCACAGTACTTCCACCGGTCACCGTATTCCAAGCCAGTGGAGATTGCATTAAGAATACTTGCGGAGTTAGGGTAACCTTTCTACTATAAGTGTATGGTTTCATCCAAAATCCTACAAAAGATGAACTTAAACTTACATCATACCCACCGGTCATTGCATTTTGCATCATTAAAGTAATCACACCCACATTATAACCAAATGTTCCATACTTAGGATGTGGTTTAATCCAAGTATACCCATTAAGGTTCATTAGCGTTCCTTTAAGGTACGCAAATGTAGTTCCATATGAATGTATCGTATTTAATTTACCATCCTCAAAATCCATCTTAGTAACCCCAGCACTCAAAGCAAATTGGTTTAGGGTACTCCAAATAAGTGCGGTAGCTGAGTATGATTTATCACCCATTAAAGATGATTTAGATACACCCACACTCATCATTACAGCATAGTTTCCTTCGTTATCTTCCGTACCAGCTAAATCACTAGCCATCATCATTGGATTTGCTACTGCTTTCTTTTTTTCCTCTTTTTTCTTTTCTTCCTTCTTCTCCTCTTTCTTTTCTTCTTTAGATTCTTCCTTCTTCTCCTCTTTTTTCTCCTCTGACTTTGATTCCTCTTTCTTTTCTTCTTTGCTTTCCGATTTTGTTTCCTCTTTCTTTTCTTCAGTCTTACTTTCCGATTTACTCTCCGATTTTGATTCAGATTTCGTTTCAGTTTTAGTCTCCGTTTTGGTTTCGGTTTTTGTTTCAGTTGATGACGATGAACTACCACTAGAACTACTTCCAGACCCTCCAGAACTACTGCTTCCTGATGAGGAAGCCGGTGGTGGAGTAGAACTACTACTCGATGTTGGTGGTGGTGCTGACGCCGTTGGTGGAGGTGCCGTTGGTGGAGGTGGAATTGCCGCCGTTGCTGATGAACTAGCCGCTGCACTTGCCGATGAAGATGCTGCCGAACTAGCTGATGAACTTGCCGCCGAACTAGCTGATGAACTTGCCGCTTTTGCTGCCGCATCTGCCGCTGCTTTTGCTGCCGCATCTGCTGCTGCCGAAGCCGCTGCTGAAGCTGCTGCTGCAGCTGCCGCTGCTGCCGCTTGTGTTACTGTGTTTTGTACCGTTTGTTGAACTACCACACTCGTAGGGCATCCCATTGTGTTGAAAGCTGCGTAAGTTGCAGTAATCCATATATTAACTGCTCCCGCCATTACTTCCATTGGTGAGAATACTCTTATCTGATTGTAAAAGGATACCGTTGCAAACCCATTGGTCATTGTTGTAGTGGCAACTTTAATTTCACCAGTACACTTGTCCTTATAAGTTTGTGTATATGTTTGTCCACTTACGATTTGACAAAGTAGTACTAATAAAAATCCTAATATGCATTTCTTCATTAAAAATTATTCAACCCAATACCCAATTGTGAATAACCTCTTATCGGGTCAGTATCAAACTTCAAACTAAAGAATTTGAAATCTTTTATGAATCCGAATTTAATTGTTGTAAAATTTATATTTGATTTTGGAAATGATATACCACCAATAGCATCTTTACCTTGATATCTTTGAATCTCATTGCCAAACCCTATCATTGTATGTACTCCAAATTTATTGAATCTCTTACCAGCTCCTAAATAAAGAGTATGTTCTTTTGTGAATATTTCTTTACTAACAGGGAAATCTGCAATAGCTAGATTACCATTTGGAAAATACTGATTTCTATCTATATCATAAGTCATTACATAATCCATAATGAAATATCCTTTCTTACCACCAATAGTTCCCCAAAAGTTAGCTTGTCTATTATTAGTTTTACCTAATCCAACCTGAAATAATATAGGTTTTACTACAACCGTATCTCTCCTTCCATTTTCATAGATACGAACTACACTTCTTTGTCTCCATCCAAAATCATCATACCAAATATAAGGATATGGTTGATACCATCCCCAAGTTCCCCACATTAATCCGTATGGGTTTACTTGCGTTCCTCTCCATCTTCTTGTTAGTGGTTGTCCTTCAAAGTTATCACCTGGTCTAATTGGTGCAGTTTGTGTTCTCCATCTACTAACATTATTTTCTTGTTGTGGTATAGATGGTTGAACTCTTGTTTGAGTTGATTGTGATGTTTGCACTGGAACACTTCCACCTGTTTGTCTCCAGCTACTAACTTGTGAAAAAGCTAGTGTTGGGATAAATGCTAATAGAAATAATAGGTTTTTCATAGGTATATTATTTAGTTACCTATAAATATAAAAAA